GATCAAGCCGAAGTCGTAGAAGTCCCAGGAGCCCCCGCGATTCCCGCGCGCAGAGTCGCTCACCTTGTCATTCCATTCCCAGACGTTGCCTCCCTGGTCGAAGGTGCCGTAAGAGCTGCCGTCACCGGTATAGCTGCCAACGTCGGTGGATGCATTGGACTCGTAGTTCGCATCCGCCGTGGTGATCGTGTTCTGACCGTTCGGGTAGAGCGAGTAGGATGTATTCGCCGCGCTGTAATACGCCGCCTTGTACCACTCGTCCTCGGTGGGGATCCATGCCTTCGCTCCCGGATTGACGGATATGATCCCGGTGGTCGCATCCACGAGATTATAGGCCCCAGTCTCCATACTCCCGGTGCCTTGGCCGTTGTGGAGCCAGTTCGTAAAACGTGCCGCATCGAACCACGAGACGTGAACCACCGGCTTGTTTTCAAAACCGCTTGTCACGCTGTAGCTAAAGTTGCCGGAACTGCCGGTCTGCGTGATGCCGGTGCTCGTCATGCTGGAATTGTAGATCCCGTTGCTATTGGACACGCCCTTGGCGTTGAGGAACGCGCCATATTGGGCGTTGGTGACCTCGTATTTGCCGATCTGGTAGGCGTAGGCCACCGCGCCGTAGCCGTTGCCGTCTGCTGTATTTCCGGGATTGCCGACTGAGACGTAGTCGATCGTGACGGATGCTGAGGCGGAGGTGATGAGGGCGGCAGTGGCCGCGAGGGTGGATAGACTTTTAGCTTTCATGATGGGGTGAATTTCTGTAAATCTTGCAGTTGCTAGCTATCTGACGCGAAAGCAAGGCTTAAATCCTGATTCTGTGTGACTCTTTCGTCATGACGGCTTCCACAGCATCTCAACCGGAATGCCGTATTTCGCCGCGGTATCAATGATCAGCTTGGCATCACTTGCGCGGCGTTCGATTTCCTCGCCGAAGTCGGCACCCTGTTCGTTAAAGTGGTCGGAGAGGGTTTTGAGGCCCATTTCCACGTCGGAGCGGTTTTGCTGGGCTTCACGTCCGGCGTCCACGGTGACCCGCTTCGGTGGGACGGTGCTGATTTTCCACCACCCCGGTATCGGGGGTAGAGATCCGCGGGCAATGGCGTCGCCGATCACATAGGCCCAGACGGGTTTGATGAGACGGCTTTCGAGGATCATTTGGCGGAACGAGAAGCGACGGTCGGCTTTGGCGACGACCAGCCTTACACCCGCGCCGCCCACCTTGCTTGAATCCGCTGCGAACTCGAATGGGATCATCCCGAGAGCGGAGTCACGCCGGAGATGTTCGAGGAAGCCGGTGAAGGTGGGCGATGGTCGATTCGACTGAAAGCTGTCGAGCGACTCGTCGGGTTTGAGCGCGATCAACTTGCCGCCGACGATGCGTTGGAGCGAAACTGGATCGCTCTGGTCATTGTCGCCCGCTGCGCCCCCGACAGCAAAGTCACCATTATCATCGAGTTCGCCACGCGCTGTTTTGAGAATGCGGGAGACGTCGGCATTGTCCTTCACCGCGTGTTTTTCGAGAGCGAGCAATTCCATTTCATCGAGCACGTGATTGATCGAGTGCTGGATCGTCGGATGCGAGCGGACGCCGCCTGCCCATTCAGGTTCGTGGATGTGGAGAATGGAGGTGGCAGGCAAATCGTTGTGGATGCCATCGTCCTCCAGCATCCGATAAAAAACCGGTGCGCCCCACGCATCCAGGCCGACTCCGTCGATGGTTTCCTGTGAGCCGAACTTGTCGCCAACGCGGTGGGATTCAATCAACTGGATGCGGGGTTCGCCTTGGGAGTCGCGGGTCTTGTGGATGAAATACTCGCCGTCGATGTCCATGCCTCGGCAGACGAGTGCTTGGCATTCCTCGAAGGAAAACCGGCGCGTCACTTCACAGCGGGACGACCACATCGCGAAGTAGGCTTCGGCGGCGCGGTTCCATGCGGGGTCGGGGGATTGTGCTTGGACACGGATGCCGTCGCCCGTCGAGTAGATCGCCATGTTCGCCACCAGTTCGCGCACGAACCCGCTGTTCTTGTGCATGTAGCGGGATTTGCGAACCAGTTCGGCACGCACACCTGGCGTGAGTTCGTTGCGTGCATCGGTGGGTGATGCTCCAGGCACGGTGCCACGACGCGGCGACCAGTTTGCCGATTCGTAAGGTGAGCCCCATGCCTTGGGGACGAGGACGGGCGGTAAGAGCAGGTGCGCGATGTGCTTGAGGCGGATCATTTCGGGAGGTGGCCAATGATGTGTGAAGTTGCCACGTTGCGGGCTTTGCCGTAGGTGGCAGGGTCGAGAATCCGCAGTGCGTGGGCGCACTCCTCAAGCACCTGATCGATGGGCATGGTGAACTGCTTGGTGGCAGAGCTACCCGCCTCGTTCCAGGTCATGAGAGTTTTGCCCTCGATGAGAAATTCCTTCGCCCGAGACTGGATGGCGAGCACCTCGGAAATCGTGAAGCCGGTGATGAAGAGTCCGCGTGCCATGACTTATTTGCCTTTCCAAGTGGCATTGCGCCCCCGCGTGTCGATGTGGACGAAGCCCGATGATGGGTAGATGCCGAGACCGCCGGTGAACTTGCCGGCCTTGCGCCATTCGAGCAGCCGGTCATAGACGCGCTGTGGGCTGATGCCGTCGAATGCGATGTCGAGAGCGGTGAACTCAAGATGCTGACTGGATGATGCTCCACCGACCGCCTTGTTGTAGTCGGGCGATCGGTAGGAACTCAGGATGGTGCATGACTTGCCAAACGAATCACGAAGCTCGTCCACGATGCGAAGTGCGGGCACGATGTTCTTCCAGATGCGGCGTGGAGGCAGGCTGTTTTTCACACCCTTACGCTCGCGGGCAAAGTAGCTGGTGAACTCAGCCGCACCAAAGTTGCGAAATCTCTGGGCGGCAAACCAATCGATAAAAGTGTTCATGGCTTACTTGGAGGTGCGGGGTTCGACGACGATTTCAAAGCGACCGTCCGGATGAACCCGGATGCGTCCGTTCTTGCCGATGAATTCCCCGGTGACGGCAGGTGGCGTGGCGCATGAGGCGAGAAACGGGACGGTCAGAACACCCATCGCCAAACAGAACAGTCCAACCTTGAAGGACTGGTTTGGCTTGCCGTCGTCAAACAGGTCGCCGAGCACGACCACCAGTTCTTTCACGGCGAGCGCGGCGGGACCGGCGGCAAGCAGGTATTTTGCCATCGTCGGATCGAAGAGCTGGGCGATACCCGCCAGATCCAGTGCGGCGAGCGTGGACATGCCAGAACCAATGAACGTGAGGAAGCGGAGTGTGGTGACGGTCTTCATGCACCCTCGTCGGGAGTGTCAACCGGAGCGGCGGCAATGGATTCCCGGCCGACGATCTTGAGCATGGTTGCCCCAACGACCTGAAGACACTCCGCATCGAACAGGTGGTTAGGTCGTGAGCCGATCTGCTTCCACATCCAGTGCCCCTTCTCCTTGATCCGCTGTTCGCTTTCGAGCTGCGCAAGGTAGTCGTCGTCGATGTCGTCGGGCACTTCCCAGGTCGGTCCTTGGGCGGGATCTTGGTTGCGGCGCAGGCGGGCGAGCGTGTCTTTGATGTTGAGGTTGCTCCAGTAGTGGACGTGGCAGTGCTGGCGATGCGAAAGCACCACCTTGCGGCGGGGTGAGTAGAACCGTTGAACGGTTTTTCCATCGCGCCCCTTGTGCGCATAGACTGGGCGGCGGTCGCCAATGAGCGCGACCCATCCTCGCTTGGCACACTCACGATAGACGTCGTAGGTCGCATAGCCGGCATCGAGAAACACGAGGCTTGGGTGAACCTCAAAGCGTTCCTGTAACACGTCGATATCGGTGAAGGTCAGGATGCGCTCGTTCCACATGAGGCGGCTAGATCCCTCCGCCGACCACGAGCGGACAACGACGAACAGGTGATCCATCTGGCAGTCCACCGTGATGAAGCGCAGCGGGATCAGGCCGGTGCGCTCGGGCAGCGGGGCGGCAATCACACGTCCGCTCTTCGGCTCAATCGCGCCTTCCTCTTCCCACGTCTCGCCGCGCTTGTAACCCGATTTTACGATCTCCAGCTTGTAGTCTTCGACATATTCGCGCCACGGCAGACCGAGCCGCTTCTGGTAGAATTGTTGGAGCAAAGAAACGTCGCCTTTGCGCGCCGATGCCTTGGCCCGCAGATAGAGTTCGGCGAGCTGCCCCCAGCTCATCGCGCACAGCGCGTTCCAGTGGAAGCCGACGTTTTCCTTGGAGGCTTTCGGATTCTTGGCGACGAACGCCCCGGTGGCATTGAGTTCACGCCGTGTCCGCTCGCCGTCGTTGAAGTAGTGGTTGCACGACTCACAGCGCATTGCCGTGGTGCGCCGGACTTCGTCGAAATCCCATTCACCGAATTCATCCCTGGCCGACTTGCTCCACTCGACGCATTCCCATTTAAACGGCTGCCGGTGATGGCACTCGGGGCAGGCAAACGTCCACTCGCGCTGGTCAGTGGATTCGAACTTCCTGTGGGTGTCATCATCCTCCTCGCCGCCCTGACTCATGAAGATGCACTTGCCGAGCCAACCGAAGGCAGTGACACGCGCCTCGGCTTCCGCCATGTGACCGACCGGCCAGCGCCACGTCTCGTCCCCGATCAACCAGCGGATCGAGCGTCGCTGGAGGTTCGTCTTATTGTGCGCCCCGAGAATCCAGAGCGTCATTCCGTTGTTGAACTGGATCGTGTTGTTCTTGCGCTTGTGGCGGTGGATGCCGGTCGGCATGAGCCGTCTCACAGGCTCGCATTGGTCGAAGAGCTTCTGCAGGCGCGACTCGGAATAATCGCGGGCATCCTCATCGGTTTGGTCAAGCCAGAGGGCAGGCCCCGGCAGGTTGGCGATGATGTAACAAATCGTCAGTTCGGGTGCGGTGGTCTTGGATGACTGGACCGACGCGATGATCGAAACGAGCCGGATGCGCGGATCAACCAGTGACTCCATCACTTCGCGAATCCACGGAGAGTTGTCCGAACGGAAGCGTCCCGGGTTGGGCGAGTAGGGAATCCCCTCGATGTGATCCTCGCACCATTGCCAGGCAGGCCGACGGTCGGGCGGTTGCCATGCTTCGCGCCAGATGTCGTGGAGCACTTTCATGATTCGTGGAGGCAAAGAAGAACCTCATCAATCGCCTGTCGGCACTCCCGCTGGATGCCCGTGGCGTCCAAGCCCGAGAGGATTGGAGGCAACTCTGACTCAAACTTGGCCCGCAGGATGGAAGTCGCTCGGGCGACGTGGCCGATCCACTCGCTCTTCACCTGATGGATCGGAACGTATTCGCCCCTTTTCACGGCGATGCGGAGTTCGCGCTCCTCGACTTCGGCGAGCAACTTGCGCGCCTTGAGAGCCTCCTCGTTGCCGATCGGCACCTTGCCTGCCTTGAGTCCTCGCAGCCGAACGAACTCGCGCCAGTCGGCCACCGGCCACAAGCCATTGGACAGCGGCTTGGGCGCGCCATCGAGTTTCTGCCAGGTGGTGAGCGTGCGGCGGGTCACGCCTAACACAGCAGCAAGCTCGACGAGCGTCTTTGCATAGGCGAGTGATTCCTCACTGCCAGCTGCCCGTGATTCAATGCGCGCCCGCTCAGCTACGGTGAGCGGTTTGCCTGCAGCGACCTTACGTATTAGATTCTGCAGATCAGCCTGAAGGATCTTCTCGGCCGCCTCGGTTGAGATTCCGTCTGTGGGATTCGATTTCAAAGTAGCAGACGCAGCTGTTGCTCAGTGATCTTTTTGTTTTTGCTCAGATTGGCTCATGGTTTCACGGCCACCCACCCGGCGAAGTTCAGATGCCGCCAGAAGCAATCGACCGAAGTGAAGCCTTCTTCACGAAGTAACTCCTCGTTCCAGCGTGCGGTAACCGGGACCAGCACGCCTTCCAGCGACAGCCGCTTGCGGTCGATCTGACTGTCGGAATACCCATTCTCCCGCTTGATGTTGAGGAACAGGTTCACGAACGCCTCATCGAGTTTGGCAGTCGCGCCGAGAATCTTTTCCACGAGGATGAAGGCACCGCCTGGAGCCAGTGATTCGAACACGCGGCGGATGATTTGCTGGCGGTATTCGATGGGGGTGAATTGGAGCGTGAGCACCGAGAGCACGAGGCTGGAGGTCACACCAGGGAACTCGTGGCGCAGGTCGGCAGACTGGATGCTGACGCGATTCCCGTGCGGGTGGTAGGAGAAGTTCTGACGTGCCGCCTCGATCATCGGCTCGCTGATTTCCATGCCGACGTAATCGTTGGCCGCGCCGAAGTTAGAAACGAAAGGCAGGAGCGCCTGACCGCGGGAACATCCCATGTCGATGATGGCGGTGCCGGGTTGCACGAAGCGCCGGCCCACCTCGAAGGTCACCATCCGCATCGCGTTGTATTGGGGGATGCTCCGCTGGAGCATGTCGTCGAATACCGCGGTCACTTCCTGATCGAACTGCCAGGCTCCGCGGGGAACGACTTCATCACGTTGGGCTTCACTCATGCCCGCGTGGCGGATGTCAACGCGGCAGGCGTTTGACGATCCGCGTGCCTTCGGTCAGGCAGGTCCCTTCAGGCGTCACCCAGAAGCACGGGATGGAGAACTTCGCATACATCTCGCGAGTCCGTGGGTTGCTCTCAATCGCGAGGTAGCGGGAGTCATCGCCGTGGGTCGGGAATACGTCCTTCTTGAGCAGGTGCTCCTTGATCGCCGGAGGATTCCACCACCCCTTCGGCGCGAAGCAGGCATCCTGGGGACGCCATCCGGTTTGCTCCTCGATGCGGTCGAGCGTCTTGATCGTCCAGGTTTCCGGGCGGGCGGTGATAAGGACGACCGTGTAAGGTCGGACCAGTTCCACCAACCATTGCCGGTATTGCTCGTTTGCCAGTCGCTTCTCCATGCGCTCGGGGGTGGTGCCGCGTGCCGGATTATTGGACACCAGCGTGTAGTTAAGGTCTAGCAGGATAATCATAGGGTAGTCTGAAGACGTTGGCTGAAAGAGTCCATGGCGCATTTCGCGAGATCCATGCGAGTGCCGTCTGGATAGGGCAGGTTAAACTCAAACTCGATGGCGGCGCGAAGGCGGGCGGGATCAACTGGCAGGGCTGACGCGCAGGCCGCGTTGATGTTGTTGGAAAAGTCATCGACCTTTACCGAGCGGAAAAACGTGCCGAAGAGGTCCTTTAACTCCGAAACCGTGTGATACTTTTGCACCTTGGGTTTGTCCTGAAAGTCGCCGATGCGAATGCCCGGTTCGTAGTCCAGGCGGAATGCGATGTTGCCCGCGTTGGACTCGTTCATGAACGCCTTGCCGTTGACCTGCCGCCAGCCGGATTCCCCTGCCGACGATGCGCAGGCATAAACCTTGGTGAAGGGCTTGCACAATGCGGCGCAAAGGCAGGCGATGTGCTCGCGGTCTTCACGGAACGGCACGGAATTCAGCACGCTCGCGATGAAGATACTGGTCCACTCCTTGCCCGCCGCGACTTCGGCGAGAAAGGCGCGTGCCAGTTCCACGCTCTCCGCTTTGTTGATGCCGCCTGGTCCGAGGCGGTAGGGTTCGAACGGCGTGCAGTCGATTCCGGCCTGGCGAAGGAGAAAGGTTTCGGTCAGGTGGCCGGCACCAAAGTCGAGGATCGTCGTGCCATGCTCCTTGGTCCAGCGGGTGCGGTCGGATGCTTTGCCGATGTCGAAATCCTTGCATGGCTTTGCGCCATGGGTGGCGAAGACGAAGCCATTGCCAAGCTCGCGCCTCACGCGGCGTGCGCGGCGGAACGAGTTGAAGCGTAGCATATCGGCATAGCGCGTGTGGATGTCGAAATCCATCGAGAGCAGATTCATCATGGCTCGGGCGAATTCAGCTTCCTGCTCGGTGACGAACACGACCGGCGCAAAGGCCGCGCCTTTCTCAGCCAGCATTTCCAAACGACCGATGCCGTTGATGACCGTGAGATCCTCGCGGCAGACAATGGGCATGAGGATGCCGTGGCGATGCAACGTGCGGGCGAGATTGCGAGCATACTGGATCCAGCGACCCGAGTTCACCCGGCAGAGATCCTTCACGGCGACTTCCGCGGGCTTGAGGCAACGCAGGAATCCATCGCTGCCGACTTCCTTGTCGGGGATCAGAGCGGCGAGTGCCTGGATGTCGAGCGATTGCAGCTCGCTAGTGACCCGACCGGGCGTGCTGTTGAAATCGAAATCGTTGGTCGCCCGGTTGAACACGATGTTGAGCGCCTTGCGCTGGTCGAGATCGAGCGCCTTGGTCCGGGATACCGGGACGTGCGTAGCCCCGATGCGGCTGGCGACGAGGTGGCGCTGGTGACCGGAGAGGATCTCGCCGTCGGAGTCGGCGAAGATAGGCGCGATGAAGCCGAGCTTGCGCAGCGACAGTTCGATCAGGTCAAGCCGCTCGGCGACCGCCGACCGTGGGTTATAAGTGCTGGGGCGGATGGCCTCTATGGATTCAAGGGAGATGTTCATAGTCCGAGGCGGTTGCGGATTTCGTTGAGCACGGATTCCTTGTCGAAACCGGCGTCTTGTTTCACGCGGTCGCACCACGCGATGAAGTCTTCTTGGGTGATGCGGAACCGATAGAGGCCGACGGCAACGGTGACGTCGCTCTTGTCGAGTTCCTTGTCGTGGCGGTCGTCGTCATCCTCGTCATCGTCATTGCCACCCGGATTGAGCAGGCCTTCGATGTCGGCCGGTTCGAAACCTGCGAGGATCGTGTCGAAGTCGATGGACTTCCACTCGCTGGCGATTTTTTCGAGTTCATTGAGATCGACCGTGGAAAGTTCGGCCAGCCGGTTGTCTGCTACCAGCACGGCGAGTTCATCGTTCTCGCTGGCGAAGTCCTGATAGTCCACCGGCACGACTTCAACACCGAGCTGTTTGGCGGCCATCAGGCGGCCGTGGCCAGAAACGATCAGGCCGGTGAGATTGGAAACCGTGATCGTCTGTCGCCATCCAAAATAGCGGATGTTTTTGGCGAGCAGTTCGATCTGCCGCTGCGGGTGGGTGTTCGGGTTGCGCGGGTTGGGTTTCAACTCGCCCACCGGCACGAGCTTGTCGAAGCTGCACCAGACCTCGATGCCATTGGCGAGCGTCCGGGCTTTGGGAGAATCATCAGTCATTGCCGTGGATGCGGCTGTCAACAGTCGCTGGCATCCAGCCAGGACTCCAGATCGGCGAGCGCGGCCCGGACGCATCCGCCAGAACCCACCGCGATCCGCAGTGAGGTGGCTTCATCGACCGGCCAGTGGCGGCGAAGCATGGTGGCAATGTCCTCGGTGGAAGGTGCCGCGAGCTTGATCGACTGGAAGCGCGTCTGGAAACGCTCGGTGAGCAAGTCGAGTTGCAGATTGCTGGTGCCGATCACGGCGCGCCCCGGTGGCAGGCGGTCGAGGTAGCTCAGGAGCAGATCCTGTGCATCCCGCGAGCAGCGGTCCATTTCGTTGATGATCTTCACGGAATAGACCCCGAATAGAGAGCAGGCACCCAGCGTGCCCATCCATTGTTTCACGGTTTCGACCGTGACGAGCTTGCCGTTGAATTCCTCGACTGCGAAACGGGTGCCGGATAGAGCGTCGGCCACCATGTCCGCGATGCTAGTCTTGCCGACACCGGGTGGGCCGTAGAGCAGGATCTTCACCGGCACGCTTGGGTCATAGTGGAGTTTTTGCGCCTTGGTGACGAGTCGGCGGGCGACCGTGGCGGCGGGGCCGCAGAGGTCATCGGGTCCGGTAGGTCGCCACGCCAGCGGCGGGCTTGTGGGGCTTGGTGACGGGGTTGGGAGAATCTTCAAGGGTCGTGACATGGGGATCTGAGTTGGAGTGGGTGATGGCCCGGGCGACGGCCTCCGCGCCCTTGCGGTAGAGGGTGACGGCGAGCAGTTCGCCATTCACCGTCACCGACCAGTAGCGCGTGGCGTAGCCATCGGGTTTGCGGTATTTTTCGACTGCGACCTTCATCAGAAGTTGTAGTCGTGGAACTGGCGGCGGCCGGGAATGACCGGCTCGCCGTTGGTGGTGCGGAACCAACCATCCTTGCGGCGGCTGGCGCGATGAACGGCCCCTTCGGGATTGGGCGAGTATTGGTAGGTCTGCTCGGTGTTGTTCACACAATGGCCAGAGAATCCGCCAGGGATGAACTCGGGCTTCCAGCCGTCGAGAACGGCGGTGTCGCTTTGCAGATAGAGGGTCTTGCCGCTCGGGCTGATGCGGATCACGGTGCATGCGGTCCGGTCAGAGTAGTGGCAGACGGTCGCGCCGCCGCCGACGGTCGGTTGCCATTGAGTGGCGCTCATTGGTTCCATCCCTCCCTGCGGATGCGGGTTTTGAGCGTGTTGGGTGAAAGTCCGAAGTGCTCGGCGGTCTGTTTCACGCTGCGGCATTCAAGCCAGTAGGCTTTCACCTGTGACCAGTGGTCGTCGCCATGGCCGGGATTGCCGACCTTCTTTGCGGGCTTGGGTGGAGTGGCCTCCGCTGGCGTTGGTTCGGGCTCAGCCGCGTCGGCGAACGCGTCGTAACGTCCCGGGCTGGCCTCGGGTTCGGGCCTGGTGAGCGGCACGATATTCACGGCAGGCGTGGCGTTGTTGCCCTCGGCGAGGATTTCCGCGACGATCTCGCGGATCAGTGGCACGGGGATTTCGGTGATGGTAAAGACCAGCCCGTTGAGCGTCTTGCGCCCGATGGACTGCTTGAGAAACTTCAAAGCCTCACCTCGGGTGCGACCCTGGTAGCGGCCTTCGAAGACGTTGGTTTCCTTGTCGTCGCAGACGATCCAATACAGTTTATTCATGATGGTGTTAGTTTAATGGTTGGGGTTGATGACGTTGCCGTCGGTGTCGATCCGGACGCTGAACACCAGTAGTCCGAATTTTGTTTGCTTGGCGAAGTCGGCTCGGAACTCGCGGGCGTGGATGCCGGCCATCAGATCGACCGGCAGGATGCGTCGGACGGTGAAGCCGTTGTGTTCAAGACTGCGGATGCTTTGCTGCATCGCCTTGGTGGGATATCTGTTGGTGATGGATGCTGTTATCATAGCATCCCTCATCTGCCCGTCTGATCGGGTGCGTCCATGTCTTTTTTCGTCTTTCTGTTGGAGAACTTTCATGACGGAAGCGGGCGGTTGATTTGGATGGTGCGGCCTTTGGTTTCACCTGCGGTGTAACTGCCCGAATGCAGGCGGCGCGACCGGGTGTTGCGGTTGCGGAGCTTGCCGTAGTTCTCCTCGACGTAGCGGGTGATCACCGCCTGCTGGTCCACGACGACCAGTCCGTAGGTTTGCCGCTGTTCGGTGGCGTAGGATTCCTCGGCCCGTTGCTTGGCTGCTTTCAATTCAGCATTGAGCCCGTCACGCAGGCCCCGGTAGTAGGATGCCTTGTCGGGATTGGCGTGGGTCTTCTTGAACTCGTTCCAACAGCGGAAGAAGGTTTGCCGCAGGTAGTTGAAGGCGAAGATGGCGAAGTCGATATCGGCGGCGGCACCGATGATGTCCACCGGCGTTCCATTGCCGCTCGGCATCAGGATCGTCTTCACGTTGAAGTGCGACTGGAGCAGCGACAGAATCATGATGTCCGCCGGGTTAAGCGTCTTCGGCAGATCGACCTTGCCCTTGTTGACGGTGAAGCCGGTGCCGCCCGACTCGCCGCGTTCCATGCGGAGCAGTGCCGAGTCGATGTTATGGCGGGTCATCAATTCCTGCGCCTTGGCCAGCGCCACCTTGGCTTCGTTCTCGGTGGAACCACGGGAGCGGTCGGCCAAGCGCAGGAGCTTGCGGATTTTTTCGAGGATTTCGGATTCGGATTTCATGGGATCTCAGTTGGTTGGGTTTAGATGTCCTCGTCGGGGAGGCCTGCGGTGATGACATCCACCGGGATGTGGGTGGAGCCGTGGGTATCGCAGAGGTCGGCGTAGCGGATCTTCGCGGCCTTGAGTTCGGCGCGGGCGGTGTCGAGGTCTTCCCAACTTTCGAGGAAGACGCGGCGCGGGCGGCCGGCGAGAACCGAGCTGCGTCCGTAGGTCGAGTGTTC